TTGAGCAGGACGCTCAAGTAAACCAAGGGTATGGAGAAATCCTTTCTCTCCAGTAGGCTTTGCTCTAAGACCATGCTTACTTACAAGGTCACTTTCTAATCTTCTTCTCTGTTCCTCTTCACCAAGGTCTAAGAATTCTGAAGTGACATTAGCCTTAAAGTTTTGTCCATTATATTTGAATTGAATATTGGGCATTAGGATAAACTAATATCTGTAATCCCTGATCCTGCTCCTGGTGCAGTAGCTGCTGTCTCACCCTCCATGATTCCTGTGAGATACAGTCTGGCAGTCTCTATTCTTTGTTCAAAGTTCTCAGTTATTGGTGCGCCACCTAACTGGCCTGTGCCCCAGGCTTGAACAAGCATAAGGGCTGCGGCCTCTACATTACCAGCCATAAGAGTCTGCATGATATTATCCCAGACCTGTGCTTTAGCGCCCATAGAGGTTTGTTCTGCTTGTATTAATTCAACCTGATGCCCCGAAACTAAAGCAGCTTCTTCAGGTGTAGCACCTTCTCGTATCATGGCCATGTATCTTTCTCTTGGTGTCTGACCTGCCTTTAGTGCTGCATCCGTTATCTTAGATAATTCTATATCCTGTGTATATCCAGACATTTGCTTCATTGCTTCTGATACATCTTTATTGAAACTTTCTTTTTTATCAGGATCAATCGCTCCCAGTATACCACCATATGTTGTCATGGTTTTAAGGTTTTCCATCCATCTCTGTCTTGAAGCCCTAGACCTTTCAACAGCAGACGGAAGGAATGAACCTGGCCCTGCTCCACCAGCCTGACCAGGAAGAGGCATAGGCATAGGAGCCTCCTCTTCACCACCACGAAAGAGTGCGGGTGTTGCACCTAATGCTGCTGCTGTTCCACCATACCCCATTAAGGGATGTCTTTTTGCAAATCCTGGCCCTCTCGTGTATTGCTCTAAGGTTCTTGCTCCTCCTGTTTTGGGCGGGAAAATAGTTTCAAAAGCAGTGGGGGTTCTGCCACCTGCTCCAGCGGGTGTATCCGCATACCTTACATCCTGCCAAGGCTTCCTAGCGTACATTCTTTTCCCAAGACGCCAAAGAGGGCGCATCATTCTTGCTGTTCTACCCGCGCCAAGAATCCACGGTAGTGCTGCTGCTACTGGCATTATACCCTCCTCCCATAAGATGGCCCATAGATGTAGTTCAATAGGTCATCCTTTCGTCGTCCAGGGTGAGTCTGCATAATAGAGGTAGCAACAGGCTGCTTGACAGTGCCAGCCCTTGTAGCATACCCAGGACTGGGTGCATCTTGCCTCTTTATGATCTCACTTAAGAATTTCATCTTCATATATTTATCAAACTCAGACTCTTCATCATCTTTATCTTTTTCTGGAACTCGCGCAACAACCCCTACACCACGTTGATATTCTAATCCAGGGTCTTTTTCGCCCATGTATCTTTCTTTGGCTTCACGAACTCCAGCATAATCTACTGGCCCCTTATCAAAAGGCAAGGCTTTAGTTTGGGCTGCCCAATCTTTATCACGCTGTGCTAACCAGTTTCGGAATAGTCTTGCTTTTCTTTCTTCTTCTGTTTCTGTAAGACCTGCTATTGCCTCGCCAGCACGACCTATTCCAGTTCCTATACCTGAAATGCCTCTCTCAATACCACTTACTAGAGGCTCGGACCACCATTTATTTTCAAAATTTGGTATTCCAAAAAACATAATCTAGCTCCCTCCCCAATTCATGCCCATACCAGCACCAGCTAAAGCCCCATAACCAGGCATTATTGCATTGCCAATTAAGCCACCAATCAATGCGCCAGCAGGATTCTGCCCTGGTGCTGTTGCTGTAGTTGTTCCACCCCACTCTCCTGAGATCGCAGCCATGTAGTTCTGGAGTGCGTTCTGCTGTAGGGTAGATTCATACTGGTGTCTTGCCATTGATTCATCAAGTCCAGCCTGTGTCATGGCCCTTCTCTGTGCGCCTACATCTCCTACTGCGCCAGCCATACCTAGAGGTGCGCCCATCACAGATGGGTACTGTCCTAAGAATCCTTGCGTTGCTGCGGCTCCTTCTGGGCCTAGACCCATGCCATACTGCTGTGCTTGCATACCTAGCTGTGCTGCTGGTACTCTTCCTTCCTGCGCTTTAGTGTAAGCGCCACCATATAACGATGCTAGATTTCTATTTAGATCCTTCTGCGCCTGTTCAATTGCTTGGCCTGAAAAGATATCTCCCCTGCTTCCACCGCCTGGTTGATAAAGAACCTGCTTTCCTCTTACATTTGCAAGAGCCTTATTCATCTCGTCTTCGGCCTGTGTTCTATATGCTGTAGCCATATCTCCAAATGGGCCAGATGTATAATCAACATCACCTGATAATAGGCCACCATATTGAGACTCATCGAATGGGGTTAATCCAGCATACTGACCCTGTGATAATGGTTGGGCAAGGTTTGCACTATATTCCATCCCACCAAGGCCATAACCTAGTCCACCAGTTAATCCTGCTCTTGCTTGTGCGCTTAATGCATCTGGTATTCCACCAGTAGCATACCCAGTGATAGCCTCTTGTGCTGCCTGTTGAGCAGGATCAAACCCTGCATATGTCTGTGATGGAAAGTATGAAGGAGCATATTGTCCAACATCATATAAATTCCTAGCAGCACCAAAAGCTCCAACAAGCGCAGGTAGTTGACCCATACCTTGCGGATAATCTGAAGTTAGATATTCCTGCCCACCAAACTCGAATGTATCACCTTCTGCCCCAGGCATTACGCCCCAAGGAGATGTTTCTGTTTTAGTTACTCTGCTTCCACCTGACATAATTTATTCCTCTTTATGAAGCCTCTTAATATTGATCCAGCCATTGCTGATAAGTCCACGGGAGGCCTATATTGGACCCTCCAGTAGGAGGGTCCCGAAAGTAAGTGCCCTTACTGCTAGGAGTAATTGTAGCATATGGATTATATGGTTCCCATCTAGGATATCCTAAAGCACCTGTTAATTGTGTGCCAGCAGATACATGTGCGGTACTAGAAATGCCTCCTGGCGAGGTAGTGGGATACACCCATCTGTAACTCCCATCTGGCTGTTGAAGCCATACTGGTGTATTATCTATAGTATCAGGCTCTTCCGTTTGTATAGTACCAGAATAAGCAGAACTTAAATCAGAATAGCTATCTACATAAGCTCCAAAATTGCCAGGCAAATCTCTTCCTTCATTTTTACCATGTGATTCCCAATGTTCTCTACCCCATTGATCTTTATCTGTACTTATACTGGCATAAGCTGAATCTTCAAGGTTTTGTTTTTCTAAAGCTGCTGCCTCTTCTTGTCTTATTCTTTCTTCTTCTTCTGCTGCTGCTTCATTTCTCATCCTTTCTTCATCTTCTTGTTGAGCAAGGATAAGAGCATCCGATGCTGCTTGTGCATCCGCTATTTGTTGTGCGGCCAAGTCATCCGCTGCTTGCTGGTCAATTAATGCTTGTTCTGCTTCTAATGCTTGTTCTGCTGCCTGTTGATCGGCTAATGCTTGAGCGTCTGCAAGAGCCTGTGCTGTTACTGCGTCTGTAAGCCCTTGATCTGTAGCCCCAGGATAACCCTCTTCGGTTCCATCCACTACTGCTCCTGTACTTATACCTTCGATATCTTCTGTTCCTGTGCCGCCTGTATCCACACCATAGACAATAGATTCTCCCGTATCAGGATCGGTCCAAATTATATCTCCTGGACCACCATTAACAACAGTTCCATTATCACCATTTTCTCCATTGCCTTTATCAGGGTCAACCCATTCAGGAGCAACGTAAGGTGGTATTACAGGTATATCAGGATCAGGAGTTTCTTCTGGTATTATCCAAGGTGAAAGATTAGGGAGCCATTGAGGATTAAACGTAGGGTCTTGGTATCTATCAAGTAATTCCCATGGCTTAAACTTCATTATTGCAGACCAGTCTCCTAGAGCGCCACCATAGGTAGGCAGTGGAACGGGAGTACCAGGATCATAAGGATTAATAACTGCCATTATTGCATCCTCTGTTTCAAGTCTTTAGTAATCACCATGTATTTATGTTCCCAGTCTTTCAGCTTATTTGCCATTCCTTTTCTTGTCCATGCTTCGAGAGATGAACAATTATTATTTAGTGCAAATCCTTCAACCAATGGAAGGAAACCATACCACTTACTCATACCTCGACCATCCTTACCTGCTATTGTGATTACCCTTAATACTCTTTTCCTTGGATAGGTTATAATCTCTGTAATCATAGCAGCGATTACACCATCAGATAAAGCTACCCATAGTTGCATCTTTCCATCTTCCAAAGGAGTAACTAAATCCTCTGAAAGTATTTCACCCTCTGAGTGCTTTAAGGCAGCATCTATAAGGGGAACTACCTCATCCCACACCATCTCCAGGTCATCAGGTTGGATTAAAACAACCTTACAATTTGTTCCAGCTTGTTCCGTACCAATAAATTCCTTCGCCCGATCCTGGATTCCAATCCGATCCATCTGCGAATCTAACATCTCCTGTTCTTGGTCTTGACGGTGCTTCATGTATTCTCTCTAGTCTAAAGGTTGCTTGGTTTAACAATATATCGCCCAGTCTTTTAAGTTCATGTACAACATATTGACCTAAATCTTCTTCGTTTATTGGCAGTGGTCCTGGTTCATAATGGGTTACAGACCTTTCTACTCTATCAACATGGGTAGCCATCAGTTCATCTTGGAGCCTCTATTCCCTGCGTTCTTTAAGTCCAGGGCATAGCCATCCAGTCTCCATGTTTGATCTCCGGTGGATTCAAATTTCACACCGATATATTTTCCTGTAACTCTAACAGGAACTTTTGATTGTGAGTCAGGGTTAAAAGTATATGGTCCTTCCCATGTAATACTTTCTTCTGTTGACATCTGTGCGCCTACATAGACGTTCACAGTATTAGCATCAGAGGATGACATCTTAGGCCAGACAGATAGAACCTTCTTGACTGTTGATGGATTCGGCTGACCTGACTCATCCACAGTTAAACCTGTTCTCTCAATGTAGGAAGTCATATTAGTTCCGTCTGATGTATTTCCAGTATTATGTCTATACATCTTGGTATCGGTTGGCGATGCCATCACCAGCGACTTACCGGCGGTATTAAAGAAGGAAGATGCTCCCGCCGTACTCCATTGCTTTGTATTGGTAGTCCAGGTGGTGGTATCAGCGGCCCATGAAGCAGAGGCAAGTGGATCACCCTCAACACCGAATGCCATATATCCTAAGTCTGGAAGATCACGCTCTGTAAAAGTATTGTTCACCCAGTTCCATACTAATGCTTTATCACACTGCACATTAGTTACATTAGATGAAGATACATAGCAAGCATACATCTCAGTAGCACCATAGTCAGCAGCAACAAATGATTTCTCTGCTTCATCACCATTCATGCTACTAAACAGATAATCTCTCATCTTGTGTGGAAGGATGGATTGAACTTTCATTCCATCATTAACATAGATATCGCCATTCCCTAAAATGAAATGCTTATCACCAAACTCTGCTATACAGTTCTTAGAGAATGCTCCAATATTTGGAGATAGTTGACGGAATGCAAAGATAAATGGTGACCCAACATACGACATAACATGAATTGAGTCCTGCTTATAGATCATAAACTTATCAGCAAGGGGTAAACCATCTACAATGGCCCCTTTTGAATCAGCTAATTCATACTCCCCAGCATCTACCGTTGCGCTAGTCTCATCCCATGAGGAGGGAAGAGCTTGTGTAGCTGCCTCATGTGACCATTTAACCAAACTTGTGTAAGCTACTCCAGCCTTTGTTACATTAAGAGCAATCAGAAAAGACCGAAAGGCTTTAACAGAGAAAGGATAATGAGTAGATGCAGACCAGTTACTAAGATCAGCCATATTAGTGGTGATAACTGGAAGACCATTTGTTAATGCCCAGAACTGTGGGACATCATATCCATTAGACATAACCAGAACACCACCTAATACAGTAGATGTCCAGTTTTCCTTAGCTGTAGCATTATAATTTACATCAGAACCGCCAGTCTGCCTGGTAATATTAGTCCATGCAGAACCATTATGCACGTATATCTTAGTTAGCCCTCCTACAACCCAGAAGGATGTAGTACCAGCTACTAAGTTAGTTACATAATAAGGCGCAACAGGGCAGGATGCCATAACCTCTTTATAGCCTGGAGTCTTTTGAATAGCTCCATGCTCTGCTCTGATGTTATTGCCATCTGTCCAGACGTTATTAGGCAATTGCCAAGCATTTATGTCTTTGACAATACCTACTTGCCCGACATTATCTATCGGGATTAAAGCCATGTTAGGGCTTTACCGGCCAGCTAACGGCGTCTACTTCTGCTTCGGTGGATAATCCCGCCGGAAGATCACGCAAGTCCTGACGATAGGTTTCCATATCAGCGGACATGACTACGTCAGAGAGAGCGTAGTAATCCGTAACCGCCAGTCTGCGGTTCCGGTCTTCTCGTAATCCGGCGATTGCCCGATCAAAAGCACCGGCAGCCCATACGGCTTCTTCCGTATCTCTTGCTGCTTCTTCTTCCGGTGTCAGATCAACTCTTACACCGTTTACCATTTTATGTCTTGCCATCTTTTGCTCCTAAAAGTTATGCTATTCCGTACATATCAATCACGCCATCCATATTTCCAGCAGTCATCTTAAAACTAATTTCATCAATTGCTGTTGTGTCGTTTATGTAACCAGCGGACTGTACGTCAAGTGCCGCTTGCCCACTGTAATTACCAGACACTCTACAAAGAAAATGTTTCACATAAGTCGTTGATGCTGGATTAAACAAATGTAGTATTCCACTAACTGCCGCATCAGCGTCATTACCAGCGTAATATGTCATATTATGGAAACCAGTTCCGTTTGCTTGGTCATGGCTCTGATCATCATAGTGAAGGGATGGAGTAGTACCACCTTCAGGAGAATATGCCGCGAATATTGCTGTCTGCATTTGACTTGTATCAAAACCACCACCAGCATCATCAGTAGCATTCACTTGAAAGCCAAAACCAACTTCATCATCAGCCGGATTTATAGCCGTCATAACAAACATATAATGGTCATAAGTACCATCAAGCACTACATCAGACGTTCCATCTACAAAATCAATTGAAGCGGCATTACTAGCAGTAACTGTTTTGATAAGTGTTGATATCATTATGCTACTCCGTACATTTTTATGATTCCGTCCATATTCCCACTATCCATCTTAAACTGAACATCTGTTACCGCTTCTGTCGCATTTACATACCCGCTTACATATAACTCTTGTGTTGCATCATTCTCTCTATAAACATTAGTCCTAGAAGAAAAGTTCGTTGTATAAGTGGTGTTAGATGGATCAAATAAATGAAATTCTCCCACAAGACATTCATCCGCACCATTGCCCATTTCTGTATTCAGATGTTGAAAAGCTGTGCCATCCGCCTGATCGTTGGCAGACAAATATGCAAAAGCCGTAGCTGAATCAGCTTCATCATGATATGCCCTAAATGCTGTGCTAGTTATAGTTTCGTCGTAATCAGCTCCGCCGTCTACATTAAACTGACAAGTAAACTTCGCCCCATCGGTGGCTGGGTTCACATCAATAAACTTAAAGATATAAAGTTTATAAGTGCTGTCTATGCTAGAAGTAAAAGAAGAAGATGCATCACCTGACGATGTATTAGTTGTTAAAAGTGTCATTGCCATTTTACTTTACCCCCCACATCTTAATCGTCCCATCGAAGTTTCCTGTTGACATTTTGAATTGAATATCATCAATAGCACCGGTAACATTAAAGTATCCTGCCAGAAAGTGGTCAACGGCAACATCGGTTGCCCACATACCCACACAACGGGAATACCAATGCTTCACATAAGTTGTGTTAGACGGATTAAACAAGTGGAGTGTTCCGGCACAAGATTCATCAGCACCATTACCAATGGATTCAAATACGCTTTGAAATGCAGTGCCTTCATTTTGATGAAGCCCGCTTCCATAACCAAGAGCAGCACTGCTATCGTCCTCCTTATGATATGCCCTAAATGCGGCACTTGTTATTGTTTCATTGTATCCAGATTCTCCGTCAACATTAACCTGAAATTGGAAATTCGCGGTATCGGTAACTGGATTCATGTTATAAAAACCAAAAATATATTCCCCGTAAGTTGAGTCAATACCGGACGAAATTGATGCCGATGCTGCGTCAGAATGATCCGTGTCATAAAGAAGAACTACATCTGCGGCAGCAGCCGTTCCAGCAACTCCCATGATTGCGGCTTTGTGTGCTCCTAATGGCATAGTATTATCCTCATGAGTTCGTCATACCCTTGCCAGCTACAAACCCGTAAAAGTTTGTCCCGCCATCAAAAGTTGTGAAAGTCACGACGTCAGTACCGGAAGC